TTATACTTTTTAACTTAGCAACAGCTCTATCAATTCTACCTAACATTGTTGCGTACTTATCTGCAATTGGACCTCCTTCTAGTTCAGCCTCTTGCTCCATATCTGTAATTACCCTCTCTCTTTCTGCCTCTAGAGCTTTTATCTTTGCTAAATTACTTGCAGATGGTTTTTTCTCTTTTGGTGACGGTACTGCCATTTTAGCTGCTCTTAGCTTTATAGCCACAGGACTGTTCATGTCTCCTTCCGGAATCATGTCTTCTGTCTCTTCTGGATTCGTCATAGGTTCTGCAGCGGCTGCTTGACCTCTGTATTTCACTAAGACTTCTGATAGTTTCTCCTGTAATAGGTCGGCAGGTAAACTAACTCTATTTCCTGATGTTATTTGAAATTTAACTAATGGATTTCCTTCTTGATCTAGGATTGACTGTGTTGCTGGATCTAGTTTAAATTTAAAGGTATCGTTAGAAGCTTCTACATTGTCTCCATAATTTACTATAAGTGTAAACTTATTTTCTCCTGCTGTAGCTTTTATATCTGCCTTACCTTCTGGTGTCTTATGAACCTCGTCACCCTCGGCTGCAAGAGTGTTATCAAGCACTGTTCTTACCTTGAAAGCAACTGCGGCAGCTTCTTCTTTGGTATAAGCTTTTCCTACTTCTTCTTTAATTTTTCTATCTCCTACAGAAGCATGATCTATACTTGGATCTGTCTTAATATTGTTTATTGTCTCTTGATCGGTAGGATCTACCTTCAATACCTTATCTGGTTTATTTCCCCTATATGATACTGTTGCAGGTACAGTTGTTTCTTTAACTGGCTTTCTTAATTTTTTCATTTTCTAAATATATGAATTTTATCTACGTTTTACGATTACTTGCAGTGATAGTTTAAGTACCTCTGTAGTGCTTTTGCATAATGGGTACCCTTATCTTTCAGTTTTGCTTTTTCAGCTCTTACTTTTGTACAGGACAGCTTACCTAATCTGTCTTTTAAAATGCCTGGTTTAACAGGGTCGTCTATATCTTCCTGTACTGTTAGCTTTGGAGATGAACTATTGGTCTTAAATTCAGGTTCGGATTTGTCGAACCGTTTATATGCTGTTTTAAAAATAAGATCTTTTAAGTAATCTGCTCCAAATCCACCGGAAACAGCTGCAATGTCTACCAGTCTTGATAGGTCTGAGAATACTACGTTCTGATCTTTCGGCAGATCCGCTACTTTTTCCCCGTACTTATCTACAACTTTATGAACTAATTCCACAATATCTTCCTCAGTTAATCCTCTTTCAAGCACTCTTTCTTTAAAGTGAGTTGTGAAGCTTATATCTACATCATATTTGCTGAATATATTATCTAGTTCTTTTTCTAACGAAGTAAAGTCGATAGTATTTTCTTTCATAGATGATATTTTCTTTCCTGCTTTTACTGCATCTTTAAAAGCTTTTGAATTTGGATGAGATGGTTTGGCACCTCTTTCTCTCTTTGCTCTTATGTTAGCCCATAAGCCTTTGGATTCCTCCTGTAGAATCTCCCTAATTAATTCCTTTAATATACTTTTCTTCATCTTCTATTTTATATTATCCGGTATCTTAGTATCCTCTATAAACTTCTTATGTGAATTTTTATAAGATTTTTGTGTCTCGTCATTTATATTTTTAGTGTATTGCCAATTCCAGTACAAGTCGTTGTTTGGCTTAAATCCATAAAACTTATGAACGTCTTTCTGTGTTTGGCTAACAAACTCTCCATTCCAGTTTTGACCCACACATATAAAGCCAGATTGAACATCCTTTATTAAATTTGATTCTCCTAAAGTTGTGTGTCTATTTTCAATCCAAGTTAATCTTTCAATTAAGTTTTGATAAAACATATTTGTTTGTCCCCATCTAATAGAACTAAAAAATATAACTGCATCGGATTCAAATAGCTCTTTAGATATTTTCCATAATTCATCTTTTGGATTATTGAAGCTTGCCCAACATCTGTGGTTTCCTGATGGATTTTTATCCTTGTCTTTAAGTGCTGCTTTAAGCACTCCACAACTATTACCGTCTTTTCTTGATACATTTCCTTCACAAGGAAATATGTTTAGTTCTGGTACGTCAATTAATACTGAGTTATTTACTAACTGGCTGTGAAGGTATATTGCAATCATTTTTGATTTTGGAATATCAATATCATTGTCATCCCAGTTATGCCTATTTGAACAGCTCAGTAATAGTACTTTCTTTTTTTTCTTAAGAATGTCAATAGTTTTCTGTATTGCTTTCCAAGCATCGGATTGAACCAGCTCTTCTTGCAACATCATTTCATTTACTAAATCAGCTAATTTAATCACACTCCTTATTTTTAATTAATAGTTCACCCTTACGGCTACCTACTGCCTCTTGTAGTGCTGATATTGGTTTTACCATCTTGTATCTTTCTCCTGCTTTCTCAGCCTCTCCTGAGTTTATTAAGTTATCCCAGATTCTTTTTGCATCAGGTGTTTGGTGCATATCTGAGTATAAGTAATGAAGAGCTTCGAAAGCAACTCTGTACATCTCTGTACCTATTCCTAGTTTTCTATAATCCGGACTTACCGATACTGTATCTACTTGATAACCCTCCTTGAATGGCTTAACTCTAAGCGCACCAACTCTTTTACCTCCTACTGAGGCAATAACTGCATGTAGGTCTTCTATGTACTTGATATCTACAAGTTCTTCTTGTTCAAGAGCTTCTCTGAGAAGTTCATATATAGTTGGTATGTTATCTACCTTGGCCACCATATAGTTTTTTATAGTTTTTAGAACTTTTCAAAGCCGATGTTTTTGTTTTTGAATGAACACCCGGTCTTGCTACCTTAGGTTTTTCTACTTTTGCAACTCCGGTACTGGTTTTTACTTTTGACATAATCTATTAGTTATACTAATAAATATGTAAAAATAGGTATTACTCCTTAATATGCTTTTTTATATGCATTAAGAAGTCTTGTAAGCTCTCAATTGCTTTAGTTTTAAATTCTGTATTATTATTATCCCAAGATTCAATATCACCTTGTTCGGTAACAAAAGTATCGCTATGATTTATACTGTCCAGTACCCACTGTTCTATGTCTTTTGCAAAGGCTTTAATACCCCCCTGCATCATAGACTTTTCATACTGCTTATACAACCCTGCTTTTCGTAGTTCAGCTTCATATTCAACAGTACATGGATCAAAACAAAAACCATGTATCTTGTACATCTTTTGAGCTAAATGGTGTTTCATTGGTCCTCCGCACTTAGGACATGCTAGTGGTACTTGTAGTGCTTTTTTTGCTGCATCTAGCTTAGTTATGTTCTGTCTTATTCCATTCCTAATGGTCCAAGTTCTTCCATTCTCTTCCCAAATATCACCTTCTTCATGAAGTTCGTATCCTTTTTCATATCCTACTCCGTCTATAGTTTTTCCTGAGAAGTCTTTTTTAACTAGGTTTCTAGCTCTATTTACATCTTTTGATTTGAATTCTTTTTTAAGTAAGCTCTCGCCCATAACCTAATGATTTTAATGTTCTTATAACTGAGTTTATCTCTCCATCTTTTACCTCTAAGGCTGTTCCTCCTTTGGCTGTAAATGCCTCTAGATTGGATGGTTTATCGTCTATTAATATAGTATTCTCATTTGCAAAATCAGCCTTAGCATCTCCAAATCTAAATATTACTTCCGGTGCTTGGAATGTATCGTAAGTTTCTATTATATGGTTTTTAACCCATAATCTCTTTCCTAACCTAGAGGTATTATCTCTTGAAGGTGATGATAGTATTTTAGGACTGTATGGTTGAATAAATTCCCAAAGTGTTTTTCCGTTTGGCATCCACTCCATTCCTGCCCAGAACTCTATTCCAACATACTGATCAATGAATTTCCAAAATTCTTCTTGACCTTCTAGTTTTTCAAAATGCTTTGGCCTTGTTACCTGGTTTATTACTTCTTTTGAGTAGTACTTAGGACCTTCCTCTCTTAGTTTATCTACAAATCTTTTTTCAAAATTCGTCAATACCCCATCCATATCACAATAGATCTGGTATTTAGGAAAGAAATCCTCTTCTGTTAATAGTAGTTGTTTTAGTGTTTTCATTATAACCTATTTATTTTAAATTTATGCCAGTTCTCTTCTTCTTTATAGGCTGCTACTTCGTAAGGATGATTGTTGTAATCGTATCCCTGTTTGTAATACCTTTGCATCCAAGAAGGAGACTGTAAGTAGTGTTGGTATTCATGAATAAGTGATCTTATAAGAGCTTCTTCATCTTTTATATTTTTCCAATATACCGCTATTTCGTTAACCGTATTGATGTATTCTGCAATAAGGTCTTCATCATCTCCTTCCGAAAATGGACTGTCTTCTATAGACAGGTATGGAGTAGTTGCTTGATATTTACTATCTCCGTAATACTCTGCTATTTTTTCGAAGTAGTGTTTACTAAGACTCTCTACTACTTGCTTCTCCATTTTTTTGTGTATCTGACCAAGCCCGGAATACTATACCTCCCTGTTCGTATGCTTCACGTTCTATTTCTTGTAAATAGCCGTCCTCATTTACATTAGTAGTACCAATTCTACCATCTCCAATTCTTCCTTCAAGGTTTTGAATATGGTGGATCATTTCATGAGTGAAAGATCTACATACATCTTTAGGATGTCTTCCCAAGGTGTATAGTACAACTTTTTTCTCACCAGGACTATAGAATGCTGTTTTGCCGAAGAAGTCAGCGGCCTGTTCCGGATCTTTTTCTAATACAATATCTGGAAGTGGTTCAATATTCATTCCCTGGCTTATCATATACTTAAGTATAGATGCCAGTTTAGGTGCATAGTTAAATTCCTGCTCTACTCCTTCTGGGATTGTTCTCTGATATGGGGTATAATCCCAACCTAGTTGAGAATCCATTATCTTTGTAATGTATATTCTATCTTGCTGGAAGTCTATATTGTATTTATGGGTATCTATTGCTTTTCTTAACTTCTCATATAAGTCTGCCAACTCTGCTCTGTCTTTTGAAGAGATAGCTGATGATGCAGCGATCGGTGTTCCTGAAGATGCTTCGGTTATTTTACGTACTTGTTCTATTGAGAACATATCGTCCAGTACCTTATCTATCGTCTTTAGCATTACGTCTTTCATAATCTTAGTGTATATTAGATAAATAGCACTAAAGCTTAATGGTAGTTGGGTATGAGTTGTAAATGGGCTCTGTTACCGGGTTTTCCATTTCATATAATCTGTAGATCAGTTTAAATAACTCAAAGTTCTCCTCTATCTTATCTACTATCTTTAATTCCCATCCTTTTCCTTGATGCTTCTTTCCTGACTTATCAATACCTCTTGTTGATGCTTTTAACCAGAGGATACCTGTTCTATCGATCTTAAGACCTTTTGCTTCTTCAATTGACTTAGCATAAGCTGCCAACTGTAGTTCATAAGATCTGTGTAACGAATTGGAAGTTTTAAAGTCAATTAACCAAGTCTCTCCATTTATTTTACAAACACAGTCGGCTGTTCCTGCGTACTTATGTTCATCTGAGAATGTAAATTCTTCTGTAAAGATTAGTTCTGGTTTTGCTTGTTCCCAAAACTCCTTAAACTTTAAAATCATTCCCCAAACCAGTTCACTATACCTTGCATTACCGAAGTCATCCATCCAATTAACCTCTTTGCCATCTAATAAGTCTTCAATAGCATTGTGGGTTTGGGTACCTTCATCTCCGGCTTTTCTCATAATGATATCTGCATTATGCCCTACGTCCTTAACCCAACTCTCAAAGAACTTATTCTTTGGTACATATTGTAATATTGATGTAACTGATGGGTAGTATACTCCTTCTGATCTTTGATAAACTCGTCTATCCAGGAAGTTAATTTGTTTCAATTCTGGTTTGAAATCTAACCGTTTTTTTGCATGCTCTGATAGTATGTTTGCTCCTTTTTGTAACATATTATGATAGTTTATAGCGAAGAAGCTTTCCTAAGTCCATTTCTTCAGCCTGTTGTACATACTGAGTAAAGTTTCTAAATCCCATTTCACTAGGATCCTTGTCCTGCATATCAACCAGATATACTCTCTTACCCATATTTAAAAATTGTTCTGTGTATTGTAGTGCTCTTTTAAAAGCATCTTTATCTAATGCTATATAGATATCCTCCACTCTACTGTCAACTATTTTCTTTAGTAATGATTTGGATAATGATTTTCCTAAGATAGGTACTGCGTTTCTTTTAACAGCCATTGCATCAAATACTCCTTCCACCAATATAAGTGGTTGATCCCAATTGATTAAGTTCTCAAAGCCTACAATATCTTTAGAGGCTTCTGGGTTCTTGTATTTATGGTATGCATTTTCATATGTTCTACCTACAAAGAAGTTTAGCTGGTTAGATTCATTATAGGATGGTATAATTACTCTTCCCTCATAATCTCCTGATGTGCAATATCCTATGTTGTATTTGATGAAGTCCCTATCTGTAAGTCCTCTTACATACAAGTATCTTCGTATCTTATTTGCAATAACTGATGTGTGTGATGCTAAGTGTAGTGGTTTAAATTCCTTTGGAAGTTCTACTACAGTATCTACCTTATACCCTACTTCGTCTCCTTTTCTAACAAACCTAAGAATCTCATAAGCCTGTTCTGCAGGTACTTGCAATTGTTTTAAAAGGGACTTTATGGTCTTGCCTTTAAACCCGCATACCCAGCAAGCAAAAGTATTCTCCCCTTTTTCGTTTGTATGTAGATTTACTTCTAGTTTAGGTTTCTTATGAGTACACTTAGGACATACAAATGCGTAGTTCTCCCTAGCTCTCTTATGGGACTTACCTAGTATGTTCTCTAAATAACCTAATAGTATTGGACTTTCCATAACCGTAATATAAGAAAAAAGGCTTGAATAATCAAGCCTTTCTCTACTATTTTTGTATATTTTTTAATACTAGGTCGTTCTGTTTTAACAGTTGAGCTGTTTTTAGTTGTGACTTTCTTCTTTTACTGAAGTCTGTTCTCTGTGGAGAGCTGTGTTTACCTCTAGCCATTGTATTCTGTATGTGCTTTATGTCCGTCTTGGACTTGTTGTACAAATGCTTCAATACCTGCTCTATCTTGCTCTGATGGCTGGTAAATTGTGCTGAATGCTTTTGTTACAAATTCTGGTGTAAATTCCTCTATTGATACAGCGGCTGGGCTGGTTACTCGTTTATTGAATCCGCTTCCTTCTTCTCTAGCTGTTAGTCGGACCATACCTCCATCTACTATTGTTGCTGATAGTATTCCGTTTAGATCTCCTTGTGGTCTGAATCCTGTAGGAGGAGCTGCACCTTCATTTTCTGTAATTCCTTCCTCTAACCCTAACTCCTTATGCAATACTTCCATGAATGGTTTAAAGTTATGTTTACCGTAGGCGTCAACTAATATGCTGGCTACTGCTTTAGCAAACTCGCTGTAAGATGTATTATCTGGAAGCACTGAGTTTATCTCTCCTGCTAAACTGTTTTCTTTTAATGTTTGTTTTTTTGCAAGTTGTTCCCTTACTAATCCAACTAGTACTGATTTCTTCATTGTATATCTTTATCTCGTTTATATTCTATTATGAAAAGTACTACACAAAATAGTACTATTCCAACCATTAAAACTTGTCCCACTTAGTATTCGAGTATTCTCACGTTTAAGTTACCGGTTCCTTTAATTAATCTGTGATACGTTTCTTTTGGTATAAATATCGTATCTTTTAATTGTTGTGGGATAGAATCTTCTAACTGGAATTCCCAATCGGTTGACTCTAGTATTTCTACTTTTCTATCGTTCTTATCTCTGTGCCAAACTAATTCACTATCATCTACATCGTGGGTGAATTTTCTGTAGATATAATCAAATGCTCTTACTTCTTGGTAGGGTCTATCCTCCGAAATATTGGTTTTCAAAATACAGAACTTCAAAATTGTTTGATACGTTAACTAACTGTGCTGCATTTAATAAATCAGAATACTCTGCTACTGATTGTCTTTGTCCTATTCTTAATTCCTGTAAAAAGTCGAATGTTGCTAAACATACAGGAAGTATTTCTGCCGATATTGTATTGTATGCTGTAAATAAATTATACTCTAATGTATATGCCTTATTTACAATATCAACCAAACTTGTAAAGGATGGTATCATTTTAACTGGTGGTATAAATGGCATTACATTCCAATCTACCAAGTACTTCTGTACTAAGTCTGCATGTACTAATTCATTAGCAGCTTCTGTTTCAAAAAATGCTGCTGCTTTAAAGTATGCTTTTTCCTTACACCAGTTTGCTGCGTTTTTATAAAAGTAGTGAGCTGTGTATTCATCACCTATTCTTTCGATAAGCTTCCCCACTACTTCCGGCATCAATTGATGTGGGGTTATTATTTCAGTTTGTTGAGCTATTTGAATTTCATTAATCTCCCCTAGCTGTGTTTTTAACTTCTCCATTATGTTTTTTATATAAATATTACCAATACCCGCTAAAGTTTCTAGATCCTCCTAGTGACTTCCAATATCTTCCTATATTACAGGCCCAGTATCCTGGTTTTGTTTTATCTTTTTTAGTTGCACATTGATGACGAGCTGCAAAAGAAGCTCTTGCTCCTGGTTCATCTATCTTTACATTCAATCCCGTTGTACCTCCAAAAGATACTTTTACTACATTCCCTTTTTTATTTTTGGTATAAACGTAGAATTTTTTAGAACCACCTCTTTTCGGTTTGTTTAACGGTACATCTTTTCCACGATATTCTGCCTCTGTTATTCTCTCCAATGTAAAGTAATCCCAAAAATCAATAGGGTGCTGGTCCTTGGAGAAGTCATCTGGGAATATTGCTGTGTATCCTGGTTCGGTAGTTGGTTTCAAATAGTACTTACCGTCTTTTATATCAAGAACTCTGTATCGTCCGTTATCTTCTCCTACAACAAGCATTCCTACTTTAACCTCACTTGTATACTGGAAGGGTAAGTCCAATGGAACAATCTTATCATCATATTCGGCGTACTCTCCAATATCGGTTGTTTCAAGTAGAATTCTATCTTCCTCACATAACTGTATAGATCCGTCTCTATGAAGTGCTCTTGCTTCATTAAATAATTCTATAAAGGCTTTAGAGGAATACCTGTAGACATTCTCAGAAATAGGGAGATTATGTTTTAAATGGTAGTCTAATCCCGGTGTGGTGTCTACAAGTAAGTTAAGTAGTTTTATCATAGAAATCCTTTTTGAAATACCTTCCTTCTATATTATCATTAATATAACTGGTATGTGGTTCAATTACTTCGTTAATAAATAGATACTTATTCTCGTAGTAAGTAAGTAATTTTTTATTAGGTACAAAAGTAAGAATTTCTCTTGTAAATTCCGACTGTTTTCCTTCTTTTATTAGTTGTTTTATTTCTGGATTAGATCCATAATATGTCTTCCAATCGGATTCTTTTGTAACTTTCTTCTTTTTGCTTGCTCTCTTATCTGTAAGTAGTGCTAGTTCTTTTTTACCTAATGGTTTATTTTGAACTGATATTAATTGTTTTTTACCTAAGTACTTTCTACCGGTTGGTACGTGCACTACTTCGTAGATAAACCCGAAGCTGTCTTCGGGCATATCTGTAAGTTCTTTTATTTCACTCTGTTTATATAACCACATTTATTTCACTATTAATTATCTAGTTGTTTCCAGGTACTATTAAGGTAGCAATATGCGTGTTCATTTGCTCCTGAGCCTGATACTATTATCATTCCTGATACACCTGTTGGAGTTGTTGTTATTGGAACTAGTCTTAGTACGTTGTTTATTGTTGTTGCAACTGTAGTAAGTTTACTTGGTGTGTTTGGATTAACTACTGTTATTGATCCTGATATGATTACATCTGAACCAGTCGTGTATAGTAGGTTTGCTCTTGCTGATGTCGAGGTACCGTTTCCAATAATAAATGCTGATTTGTCAGAAGTGGATGCGTTGTATTGACCTACTACGAACTGAGTTTCGGCAGCTGCTATGGTTGAGTTTCCAGCTGCAAAGGAGTAGTTTCCTGAAGCTGATGTGAAATATCCTTCTGCGTGAGAGCCGATGCCGAGTGCTAGTGTTGATCTACCTTCTGCGTGGGAGTATGCTCCTGATGCAATGGTTGTTGTTCCTTCTGCGTGTGCTGCAGTTCCGGTAGCTGTTGTAATGTTTCCTTCTGCATGAGAATATGCTCCTATAGCAGTTGTTGAGATTCCTTCGGCGTGGGCTGATGATCCGAATGCAGTTGTTCCGCTTCCTTCAGCATGTGAAAATGATCCTGATGCTATTGTGGTTGTTCCTTCGGCATGAGACCAGTTTCCTGTAGTAGTTGTATTAAATCCCTCTACGTGAGAGTAGTCTGCTGTTGCTGTCGAGTCTCCTCCTTCTGCATGTGATGCGTACCCTATTGCTAGTGTGTTAGAGCCTTCGGCGTGGGAGTATGAACCAGATGCTGTTGCACTATCTCCCTCTGCGTGTGATCCGTTTCCAATTGCTGTAGATGCATTTCCTTCGGCATGGGCGAAGATGCCGTTTGCTGTAGATGAGTTTCCTTCAGCATGTGAGTAGTTGCCGGCTGCTTCTGTTAAGTAACCTTCTGCGTGTGAAAATAAGCCTGGTGTGGTTCCTGGATTTATATCTCCCTGTTCTAGTGATCCGGATATCTGTACTGCACTAGCTCTAGTTATCGATCCATCTAGTTGCTCCACCCACTGTGATGCAGAGAGAGCTGGTATAGATATGGAGGAAGGTATTACTCCTAGTGCTACACTACCTGTTGTGTAGAATACAATATTACTTCCTGATAGAGATGCTGAGTAGAAGTAAGATGAGAAGTTAGTGTCTAACTGCTCGTAACTTAAAGCTGATCCTGTTACTGTTCTTAATGTAATTGCCATTTTATATGTCTATTTTTACTATTATTGTCATATCTGTGTTAGCAGATTTTGGTACTGGTTGTGACATCTTTCCTACTGCTATTAACTGATTGGCATCATTGTACAGTCCAACTGTTGTAATGTATGGCTGAAATTCACTTCCAGTTATGTTGTTATTAAGATACCCATCAGATACACTGGCGGATATGTTATAAATACTGTTGCTGTTATCGTATACTGTTTTAATAGAGCTTGATAATGCAGATGGATTGTATGTAAAGTTATACTCCGACTCTCTTAGCTTACAGTGATAGTTGTGGGTAAATATTGGTAAGCTTGATTTCCAGTTAAACAGTACTAGTGCCCAAGCTGTTGATGTTCTTGCTAATCTAAACAAGGATGAATATGTTACATCTGTAATAATTACTGATCCTTGATTGTAAACAATGTCTCCTACATAGTCTCTTGGTATACTGCCAGATATAAATAAATTACCTTCACCATCGTCAATAATCTTCATTATTTTTGATTTGACAGGATTAGGTTTAACTGGTTTACTCCCATCTAATATAGGCGCATACTCGATAACATACCCTTCTTTTACGTAATCCTCTTTCAGAACTGCTGCTCCTTTTATAGCGTCTGGTGAAAAAATTATGCTAAATCCGTCGTTAGGTTTTATAGATACTCCGTATACGTCGGGAGAAAATTGAATTGCAAAAGAACCCGTAGCTAGGTCTCTAGATTGGGAGTAGTTTAAAGTAGTCTGGTTTGAGAAATCAAAAAGGTGTGATGATATACTTCCAGACGTCTTTGTTGTGTAATATAATTGTTGATACTTGTTTAGGTAACTTCCTGTTACCAGTGCTGTATCTATATTATATAAAGGTAATTCGCTACCGGATACTGCCCATGCTTTATGAGCAGTATATGTAGTTATATAGGCGTCTTGTTTGTTTAACTTTTTGTAAGCACTCATTCATTAATAATCAAGCTTGATTCTTACTAACGCTTCTTTTGTAAAATCTTTTAATAAAGGTCGTGATAATTTAGCAACTCCCAATAGGTCGTTATTATCGTTATATAGCCCAACAGTTGTCATGTAGGCTTGTGGTGAATTAACCATTATACTATGTAGTAAGTCTCCTGATCCTGTGATATTTGATGGATTAGTTGAGTAGTTAAATTCACTATTTCTTACTCGTACAAATACATAATTTGATGATATTGTTTCTTCTGATCTCAAAGTAAAGTTAGCACCGGCTTTGATGCTATTGAAGAATGCATCTAGGTTACCTCCTGCTGCATTATAACTCTGAGATACGTTTAATCTAATTCCGTAAGTAGTGTCTCTTAGTGCATCTCCATTTAGTAAAATAACTCCAACATCTGGTAAGAATTTTCCATATGACCCCGAAGCTGGTGTAAATCCAGTTGTTGTTACACCCTTGTATACTGTAGTTCCTGATCCACTTACAATATCATAAACTCTTCCTGCATCTACGTAAGATACTGTTGTTATATCTGAGCTGTTGTCTATAAGACTAATGGTTCGGCTTCCGCTTGTTAGGGTCAAGCCAAAACTGCCAGGTAGTAATTTTTCTTTAAATCTCGACCTGTTTACAGTAATTGCGTATATAGAATCCGGCACTATTGTTCCAAAAGTAAAGTTTGTATTTTCGTCGCCATTTACTAACGTTCTGTATTGACCATATATTACTGAGGATGGTGATTTCCCCACCTCCCCTGGGGTAAATAATACTGATCCGCTTCCGTTAATATTACCGTATGCTATTGAAAATTGAGTTTCCGCTCCGGTTGCAGTCGATTGTGTTTGAAATACATTATAATAGTACAACCCGGATGAAAGCGTTACTTGGGAGCTTGTAAAGAAGGTTGCTAATGTACTTACTTGTCCGCTCCACGCAGGTGCTGTTACCGATTCTGCTGAGATTGAAATATCTTCTGGATCTAATCTTTTAAATGACATATCTTATTATTGATTTACTTTAATAATTGTTACAGGAATAGTTAATCTAGCTCCTGAATCTCTACCGATTACTGTAATTGTAGTCTGTAGTTGTGTATTAGTTCCGTATAGGGTGTTTATTGTTGTCCCTGTTAAGTTAATTGAAGTTCCAATTACTGTTTTAGAAACATTAGTACCTAAAGTAGTTGTCGAATTCAAAGCTGTAGCTTCCGCTGTATTAACTCCAACTCCATTAAAGGTGTTTAAGACCCTAGCGTCAGCAATTGTTGCTACGTATCCTCCTGCTTCGAAGGTGTTAGTACCTCCTAAGTAGTTTAGCGTTTGAGGGGTAATAGCTAACGATGCTCCCTGTTTTAACCTAATTGCAGAATACCCTAAATCCAGAATTGGAAGCTTAGCAGTACCTCTAGGTAGAGTTGTTAGTTTGTATTTCATGATTTGAGTTTCATCAGGAAACGCTTCCAGTAACGGCATTCCTTCAATAGCTTCGCCGTAGTATGCTGATCCCGAGGCGTGATCAGGGTTATAGAGTGTGTAATCTACCTCGTCGTCTGCTAAAGCAAATTGTGTGATTTTAAAAGTTCCGTCTCCTTTTGCAAGAAGCTCTCTCCCTTTTTTTGTTAAAATTGCATCTACAGTTACCACTGCATTACTTAAATATCCCATTTGAGTATGTTTTTATTAATAAATATACGTTTTTTATTTTTACGATACAACTGGCTTGCTTCCTCCAACAACTATTCCACCGGGAGCTATTCTTAACGTTTCATCAAATCCTTTCACAACTAACTTACCCTCTCCTAATGTATCAATCTTACTGCCGGCTATTGTGTATATTTGCTGAGGTTTTATTCTATACAGTTTTGCTTGTGTGGATGCAGATCCGGTATCAACACTCCAAGTACCTTTTGCTGTGCCGTTATATCCGCGTTTTACAGTCATCCATACTCGTCCTTCTATGCTCAGATATTCGTATGGTCCGGTTTGGCCCTCATCGTTAACGGTGAAAAGGCCTGTTCGCGGCTGCACTTGAGCTACTTCTTCTAGGAACGTTGAGGGGATAGTGCTGTTTATCTCTACTTTAAGTAGGTCCCCTATCTGGAGTTGCTGGCTGAGGGGAGTAGTTTGTGGATAATATCCATTAACCCAATTTCCTTCTTGGTCAATTGTTCTAGTGCGGAAAAGCGTTTGACCGGCGGTGTATGTAAAGAGGTCTTCGTCTAGTGGGTCGATATAGAAGGATAGTCTTACGTCTTCTAAGTATTGTCTTGGAATTCTGGTCTGTCCTGCTACAAACAACGGTAGCCATTCTACTGCGTTTTGAGCTGCTAGACTGATTGCGTCTTCGTCTGGAGTATCTTTGTTGAATACTGCTCCTTCGAAAAACTGACCTGCAAGAAAGGGGTCTATGCCTTGATTTGTTATGTATGTAATTTTAGTGCCACCGTACTTACCGTTAACTAACCCTGTGTCCGTATAGTTACTATCCTGTACCGATGCAGGTTGTGCTGTTCCGGCTAGGATAGGTACTAGGTTTGATGGGGCGTCTTGTCCTTTTAATCTTTCCGATTCAAAAATAAAGACTGACTTACGAAACTCTGTAGCATTGCTTATTTGCGGATTATATGAACTATTTGTATAAGCTTCATCAAAGCTT